GTGACCGGCCGACCTTCCGATTACACGCCCGAGCTCGCGGAACGGATCTGCGACGAGCTGATCACCGGGCGGACATTGCGTGACGTCTGCCGCGACGCCGGCATGCCGGCCGAGAGCACGGTGCGGCTGTGGGCCCAGGTCGATCGCGACGGCTTCACGGCGCGCTACCGCCGCGCCCGCGAGATCGGCTATCACGCCATGGCCGACGAGATCCTCGAGATCGCCGACGACGCCAGCCGCGATTTCGTCGCGCGCAAGCGCGGCTCCGGCGAGGGTGAGCCGGTGGTCGACCACGAGCACGTGTCGCGCTCGCGGCTGCGGGTCGAGAGCCGGCGCTGGCTGTTGTCGAAGGCGCTGCCGAAGATCTACGGCGACCGGCTCGACCTCAAGGCGACGCACGAGGCCGGCGACAGCCTCACTGAGCTGATGAAGGCGATCGATGGCAGGACCCGCGGCCTGCCTGGCGGCGATTGACCCATCCTGTTTCCGACGTGCGGCGTTCACGCCGCCTTGGTCGGCACCAGCTTCAGCCTGAGCCCAAGAACGCGCATGGCCTTGTTCACCGTGTCGATGGTCGGATTGCCGCCCGGCCGAAACGCCTTGTAGATGGCCTCGCGGCTCAAGCCGCTCTCGCGCGAGAACTGGCTGACCCCACGGGCGCGTGCAACGTCGCCGATCGCGGTCGCGATGAATGACGGATCGTCTTCATCGAGCGCCGCTTCAAGATACGCGATCTGCTGCTCGACAGTCTTGAGATGATCAAGAACGTCGAATTTGGTCGTTTCGGGTGCCATGTCAAAATTCCTTCGCCATTCGCTGAGCCGTCTTGATGTCCTTGCTCTGACTGCGCTTGTCACCGCCGCACAGCAGGATGACGAGGGTCTTGCCGCGCTGGGTGAAATACACGCGGTAGCCGGGGCCGCAGTCGACCCGAAGCTCGCTCACGCCGCCGCCGACCGATTTCACATCGCCCGGATTGCCCAGTTCGAGCCTGCGCAAACGGACAACGATCCGCGCGGTCGCCGACGCGTCGGCCAGCTCATCGAGCCACCTGGAAAAAGTGGCGGTCTGAACGACAGTGAGCATGTGTACTAAAATACACGAATTCGCCGGTCTGTCAACTATAATACACAGGCCCGCGGCCAGTGTGTGCAAAGGTTCGAAGGCGATCGATGGCAGAACCCGCGGCCTACCTCGCGGCGATTGACCAGTTCGCGGACCGGCGCTGGCGGCTCAACAATCTCTACTACATCACCGACAAGGAGGGGCGCCGCGTCCGGTTTCAGATGAACGCGGCACAGCTCGCTTTGTTCGAGGGCATGCACACCCAGAACGTGATCCTGAAGGCGCGCCAGCGCGGCTTCACCACCTTCATCCAGCTGTTCATGCTGGACGCCTGCGTGTTCAACTCCGACATCCGCGCCGGCACCATCGCCCATACGCTGGCCGACGCCCAGGTGATCTTCCGCGACAAGGTGCGCTTTCCCTACGACCACCTGCCCGAGGGCATCAAGCAGGTGGTCGGCGTCGTCAACGACAACGCCACCGAGCTGCTGCTCTCCAACAATTCCGGCATCCGCGTCGGCACCAGCCTGCGCTCCGGCACGCTGCAATATCTCCACGTCTCCGAATACGGCAAGATCTGCGCCAAGTATCCCGACAAGGCGCGGGAAGTGCGCTCCGGCGCGCTCAACACCGTGGACAAGGACCAGATCGTGTTCGTCGAGAGCACGGCGGAGGGCCAGGACGGCCACTTCTTCGAGCTGTGCCAGGCGGCGCGCACGCGCGCCAACCTCGGCGCGCGGCTTTCGCCGATGGATTTCAGGTTTCACTTCTCGCCCTGGCACGACGACGATCGCTACACCCTCGATCCCGCCTGCGTCGCCATCCCGCCGTCGTTCGCGGCCTATTTCGACAAGCTCGAGCGGCTCGGCATTGTGCTGACGCCGGCGCAGCGCGCCTGGTACGTCAAGAAGGCCGAGCAGCAGCAGGGCGACATGACGCGCGAGTTTCCTTCGACGCCCGACGAGGCGTTCGAGGCCGCGATCGAGGGCGCCTATTATTCCGAGCAGCTGATGCGGATGGAGCTCGACCGCCGGCTGACCCCGATCCCGATCGATCCGGCGCTGCCGGTGATGACGGCGTGGGACCTCGGCTTCAACGACGGCAACGCGATCTGGCTGGTCCAGGTCGCCGGCCTCGAAGTCCGCTTCATCGACTACTACGAAGCCAACGGCCACGGCCTCGAGCACTACGTGGGCGAGCTGAAGGCGCGGCGGCAGCGCCACGGCTTCACCTTCGGCGAGCACTTCTTTCCGCACGACGTCAACAACAGCGAGCTTTCCAACGGCAGGAGCCGGTTCGACACGCTGGTCGGGCTCGGCGTCACGCCGGTGGCGGTGCCGCGGGTGCGCCACATCAACGACGGCATCAACGCGGTGCGGCGGCTCTTGAGCCGCGCCGTGATCGATCCGGTGCGCTGCGAGCGCGGCCTCAAGGCGCTGCGGAACTATCGCCGGGAGTGGGACGAGGAGCGCGGCACCTTCCGCGACCGGCCGCTGCACAACTGGGCCTCGCACGGGGCGGACGCGTTCCGCACCTTCGCGCAAGGGTTCGTCGAGCGTGCGGTGGCGGCGCCGCGCGGCCGCTATCGCCGCGGCACGGAGCCTGGCGGATCGTGGGAGTCGGCGTGAGCGCTTTCGCGTTGATCGCTCTGCGCCGTCATGCCCGCGCTTGTCGCGGGCATCCACGTCTTGACCGAACTGTCGCGAGGAAGACGTGAATGGCCGGGACAAGCCCGGCCATGACGGGAAACATATCCAGGACCGTCGACATGACCGAAACGGCCGATGACGAGACCTCCGACGCCGAGGCGCTGCTGGCGCGGCTGAAGCGGTGGTTTCGCGAGGACTTCGACCGCCAGGCCGGGTGGCGCCGTGCCGCCCGGGAGGACTTCGCCTTCACCTCCGGCGATCAGCTCGACGAGAAGGACAAGGCCAGGCTGCGCGAGATGAACCGGCCGATCATCGTCATGAACCGGATCGAGCCGGTGGTCGACAGCGTCGCCGGCGCGGAGGTCGCCAACCGCCAGGAGGTCCAGTTCCTGCCGCGCACGGTCGGCGAGGTCCAGGTCAACGAGGTGCTGACCGCGGCGGCGAAATGGTTTCGCGACCAGTGCGACGCCGAGGACGAGGAGAGCGACGCCTTCCGCGACACCATCATCTGCGGCATGGGCTGGACCGAGACGCGGCTCGACTACGAGGACGCGCCCGACGGCGCGCCGAGAATCGAGCGGATCGATCCGCTCGAGATGGTGTGGGACGCTTCGGCGCGCAAGCGCAACCTCACCGACATGCGGCGGCTGTTCCACGTCCGCCGCGACATTCCGATCGACGAGGCGCGGGCGCTGTGCCCGGGTGAACATTTCGAGGATGCCGACTATAACGCCTCCTGGGTCGACGTCGACGAGGGCGAGGCCAAGAAGCCGCACGAGAACGACAGCCATTTCTACAACAAGGACGACGTCAACGGTGCAGGCGACGCGCTCGACCGCTCCGTCACCATGGTGCGGGCGCAGTGGTGGGAGCGCGTGCCGGTCTACCTGGTGCTCGATCCGACCAATCCGGAAGACATCCTGACGCTCACCGCGGAGCAATTCCGCCTGCTGGACGAAAAGATCCGCTTCGCCGGCGGCGCCGTCACGTTCACGAAGTCCACCCGCAAGGTCTACAAGCAGGCGTTTCTCGGCCGCGTGCTGCTCGAGATCGGCGACGCCCCGTGCCGCGAGCATTTCTCGTTCAAGTGCATCACGGGAAAGCGGGACCGCAACAGGAACACCTGGTACGGCCTGGCGCGGGCGATGAAGGATCCGCAGCGCTGGGCCAACAAGTGGATGTCGCAGACCATGCACATCATGAACACCACGGCCAAGGGCGGCATCGCCGCCGAGCGCGGCGCGTTCTTCGACGACGAGGCCGACGGCGAGGCGAGCTGGGCCAAGCAGGACGCGGTGACCTATTTGCGCCCCGGCGCGCTGTCGGGACCGAACCCGAAATTCATCCAGAAGCCGACCTCGCCGTTCCCGCAATCGTCGTTCGAGCTGATGCAGTTCGCGATCAGCTCGATCCGCGACGTCTCGGGGGTGAATATCGAATTGCTCGGCATGCAGAGCGCGGCGGGGCAGGCCGCGAGCCTCGACCTGCAGCGCAAGCAGTCGGCGATGACCATCCTGCAGCCGCTGTTCGACAGCCTGCGGCGCTACCGCAAGGAGCAGGGGCGACTGCTGCTCTATCTGATCGAGAACTATCTGTCCGACGGCCGGCTGATCCGGGTGGTAGGCGCCGACCAGGCGCAGTACGTGCCGCTGATCCGGCAGCAGGGCGTCAACACCTACGACGTCATCGTCGACGAGGCGCCCACGTCGCCCAACCAGAAGGAGGCGACCTGGACCATGCTGACGCAGCTCCTGCCGGTGATCGGCAAGATGCTGCCGCCCGCCACCTGGCTCGCGCTGATGAAGTATTCGCCGCTGCCGACGTCGGCCCAGAAGGCCATTACCGACAGTCTCGCCGGACAGCAGCAACAGCAGCAGGGCCGGCCGGACCCGGAGCAGGCTCGCGCCGAGGCCGAGCTCAACCTGCAGAACGCCAAGGCACAGGCGGAGATCGCCAATCATCGGGCCATGACCGAGGCGAAGATCGAGGGGATACGGCGCGAGGCGGAGGCGAGGCAGGCGATCGAGCTGCGGCGCGCCCAGGCCGACAACCTGCGCGAGCTGATGGCGGCGACGTCGGCCGGCGGTTCGGATGGCGGCGCGCCACCGGCCCCGGATCCCGCGGCGCTGGTGCTGTCGGTCGTCGACGAGATGCGGCGCGACATGGCCGAGCTCACCGCCTCGATCGCGGCGCCCAAACAGATCGTCCGCGACCCCACGACCGGCGAGATCACCGCCGTGGTGCCGATGCGGGGGAATTGAGGGCGCTCCGAGCTTGCCCACGAGGCGCCTGCCCGCCCACCGTCGTCATGGCCGCACTTGTTGCGGGCATCCACGTCTTCACGGACTCGCGGCAGCAAAGACGTGGGTGGCCGGGACAAGCCCGGCCATGACGAAAGCATCTGTTTCGATTCTCACGACACTCACGAGGCCCGCGCATGGCGGCTTACAACAAGTTCCAGATCTTCGTGTCCGATCTCTGCACCAAGCAGCACAATCTGAACTCCGACACGCTGAAGATCATGCTCAGCAATACCGCGCCGGTCGCGGCCAACACCGTCAAGAGCAACATCACCGAGATCGCCGCCGGCAACGGCTACACCGCCGGCGGTACGCAGGCGGTGTTCGTCTCCGGCAGCGACACGTCGGGCACCTACAAGCTGATCCTGTCGCCGGTGGTATTCACCGCCTCGGGCGGCTCGATCGGCCCGTTCGAGTACGCGGTGCTCTACAACGCCACCGCAGCGAGCGGCAACCTGATCGCCTGGTGGGATTACGGCACCGCCGTCACGCTCACCAACGGCAACAGTTTCACGGTGGCGCTCGACCAGACCAACGGCGTGTTCACGCTGAGCTGACCGTATTCCGGCGGTAACCGCCACCAGCACGAGAAGGATATCTCATGGCCAAGTCTCCCGCGCCCGCCGCGCCATCGACGCTCGACCTCATCAAGCAGCAGTTCGCGGCGCTTAGCGCCCGGCGCGACGCGGCGCTGTCGCAGCTGGCGCCGCTGCGGGCCCGGCGCGACGCCGCGGTGGCGAAAGCCGACGCCGCGCTCGCGGCCGAGCTTGCGCCGCTCGATCAGGAGATCGCCGCCATCGAGGCGCCGCTGGTCGAGATCCTGCAGCAGATCGCCCGGATCAGCCAGGCGCTCGACGGGCAGACGGCGTAAGGCCGCATGGCCAAGCTCTACAATCTGGCCCGGATGACCACGGCGACCACCGGAACAGGCACGATCACGCTCGGCGCGGCGGCCTCGGGCTTTCTGAGCTTCGCGCAGGCCGGCGTGTCGGATGGCGACACGGTCACGTACGGCGTTTCGGACGGGGCGAACAGCGAGGTGGGCGAGGGCATCTATTCCGCCAGCGCCGGCACGCTCACGCGCGCGCCCATCGTGTCCACCAACAGCAACGCCGCGATCAGCCTCAGCGGCACGGCGCAGGTGTTCATCACGCCGTCCAACCGGCATTTCTTCGACCAGGGAACGGCCTGCCTGTTCCAGCAATCGACCGCGCCGACCGGCTGGACCAAGGTGACGACCTTCAACGACGCCGCGCTGCGCGTGGTGTCCGGCACCGCGTCCAGCGGCGGCAGCAATGCGTTCTCGACGGTGATGGCGCAGACCACCGTCGGCGCGACCACGCTCAGCTCCGCGCAAATCCCGGCCCACGCCCACCAGCTCGGTTCACGCGCCAATCTGAGTGCGGGTGGTGGCGTGGCGATTGCCGGATCCGTCGCCGACGCCGGCAACTACGGCAACACCTACAACAACTCGGGTGGCGGCGGCTCGCACAACCACGCCATCACGATGAGCATGCTCTACGTCGACGTGATCATCGCAACGAAGAATTGAAAGCCATGAAGCTGGCCATCATCAGAAACGACAATACGGTGTATGTCGACGGCGTGCCGCGCGCGGTCGATTGCTCCGTGCTGCCCGCCGACGTTCACGCCATCCAGTGGGACGCGGTCGCCGGGCATGGCGAGATCGAATATGCGCCGGTTCGCTGTGCGACCTGCGGCAGTATCGGCAAGAAGCCCAATCAGGCCCTGACCGACATTGCGCCCTATCAGGCCATGGTCGACGCGTGGAACGCCGCGGCGAAGGAGGGCGCCGGTGCTTCCTGATCCCAAGGTCCGCTGCCCCGCCGTCGCCTTCGCCAGATCCTGCCGCGAGATCCTCGCCGAGCACGACTGCCCCAAATTCGTGCGGCTCACCGGGCGGCACCCGCAGACCGGCGCGATCGAGGACAAGGTGGGCTGCGTGGATTCCTTCCTGCCGCTCCTGATGCTGGAGAACTCGCAGCAGCAGCGGCAGACCGCCGCGGCGGTCGAGAGCATGCGCAACGCGCTGGTCGAGATCCGCGGCGCCGAGCTCGAGCATGTCCGCGCGCTCGAGGCGGTCGCGGCCGGCTCCATGAAGGTTATCCAGCAGAAGGCCGTCTCCTGATGCTCGGCTTCGATGCCCTGGGGCGCCTCGCGCTGGGACAAGCATCCTCGGGCGGGCCGACCAACGCGGTTCTGGTCGCCTCCGCCGGCTCCTACGCGCTCACCGGCGTCGCGGGCGGGTTTGCGGCCGCGCTGGGCGCGGGCGCGGGAGCATATGCGGTTTCCGGCGTTGCCGTCGCCCTTGCCGACAGGCTGGCGGTGAATGCGGGTGCCTATGCGGTCTCGGGCGTCGCGACCGGCTTCGCCGCCGGTTTCGCCGCGGCGGCGGGCGCCCATGCGCTCTCCGGCGTGGCGGCTACTTTCGGCGCGGCGGAGCCGTCGGCCGCGGGCTCTTATGCGCTCGCCGGCGCGGTGATCGCGGAAGGCGTGAGCGAGGCGGCGGCATCCGGCGCTTTTGTGCTCACGGGCGCTGCGGTCACGCTGCCGATCGCCTGGAATGTCGCCGGCGGTGGCTATGCGTGGACGCCGACGCCGCCGACGATCTGGACGCTGACGCGCACCGGCGACGATTACGACTTCAAGCTTGGCGGCGTCGGGCACTACCTCGAGGCGCTGGAAGAGCGGCGACGTCTCGCCGCCATCACGCGCCGGACGCCGCTGCCGGTCGATCGCGGCACGGTGCCGACGTTTCAGCCGCTGATCCGGCCACCGGCCGCCCCACGGCCACACCCCGCCGCGGTGCGCGCGGCGTTGGCGCGGCAGCAGCTGGCGCGGGCTTCGGCGCGCGCCGTCATCGCCCGGCGACGGCGGCAGGAGGCCGAACTGCTCATGCTGGTGGCGTAAACGCCGCCGATCCCATCGTCACCCTCTTGAGGCTGATCCATGCAGACCGAAGACACTGTCGGGGCCGAGCTCACCCCGGACGAAGCGAGCTATTTCGAGAGCGGCGGTGCCACCGAGATCCCGCGCGACGATGCCGCGGAGCAGGCTGGTGACGCGGCGGCGCCGCCCGAGGCCGAGGCGCAGCCCGAGCGCATGGTGGCGCTGGCGGCGCTGCACGAGGAACGCACGCGGCGGCGCGAGCTCGATCGCCAGTTGCGCGACCGCGACCGCGAGCTCGCCGAACTGCGCGGCCGCTTCTCGGTGATCGAGCGGCTCAACACGCCGCAGCCCGCGCCGCCGCCGAGCGTCGAGGAGGACATCTTCGGCGCGGTCAGGGCCACCGGCGAGGCGGTCGAGGAGCTGCGCCAGCGCATGGCGGCGCGCGACGCCCAGGACCGCGCGGCGCGGCGCGAGCAGGACGTGGTCGACGCCTATCGCAACGACGCGGCGCAGTTCGAGGCCCGCCATCCGGATTTTCGCGCCGCCTACGGCCACCTGCTGGCGAGCCGCGCGCAGGAGCTCGCGGCGCTCGGCTATGACGACCCGCAGGCGATCCACAACGCGCTGATGGCCGACGAGTTCGCCGTGGCGCAGGCGGCGCTGGCGCGCCGGCAGAGCCCGGCCGAGATCATCTACAACCTGGCGCGGCAGCGCGGCTACGCCGGCGGAGCCCAGGCCGCACCTGGCCGCGGCGGCGAGCGGCTCGCGACCATTGCCCGCGGCCAGGCCGCCAACAAGAGTCTCTCCGCTGCCGGCGGCGCCGGCGGCGACGCCGACATCAGCGCGGAAGCGCTGCTCAAGATGCCGATGGACGAGTTCGAAGCCTGGTGCACCCGCAACCCGACGCGCGCCCGCCGCCTGATGGGCGGGTGAGGGCGATACCGCGGAGCATACTGTGGCTTGTCTTGGAATGTGATCCTCAAAAATTCGTTGGTGCGAGGCCTGAACAGGTGGGATCCCGTCAACCAATAGTTTTATAATAGCATTTCTGCTACACTCGGTTCGTAACTGGGCCGATAGATTGGCCCTCAAAGACAGGGTGGAGAAGTTGGGGGCTTCGGTCAGGCGTTTTTCATTGAGAGAAAATTAGTACTACCCGCTGTTTTTTCGATTCACCTGTGATATCGGATATAGTACTATGGATCGCAAAAAACTAGATAGGCTATGGGGGGCGATTGCAGCCGCTCGCCGAAGTCCGCAAAAAGCCGGCGATCTAGAGGCATTGGCAAGGATGGCGGGACGAAAGGAAGAGATCGGCGGCAATCATCCAATGTGGATAAGCGCCTTTCCGCAACATCGCCCGTTCCCTATCGAGAGGCATGGAGGCAATCCAGATCTTTCGCCCCATGTGCGAAAGGTTGTTCTTAATCACCTCGAGGCGGATGCGGCGGCGTGGGAGGATGTGCTTGAGGCGGAAAGCAAGAATGGAGCGTAAAATGGCGGCGACTGAAATTCTCAAAAGACCTTATGCGCGACTGGTCACGCCAGATGAGGACGGTAGTTATTTCGCTGAGATCGTGGAATTCCCGGGTTGCTTTGCAACTGGAACGACGGCCGCTGAAGCATTGGAAAATCTAGAAAGCGTTGCGATCGATTGGATCAATACAGCCATTGGTCAGGGGCAGGATATTCCGCAGCCAATGGAAGCAAATGAATTCAGCGGCAAGCTTGTTCTTCGTATGACAAAGGGGCTGCACAAACGCGCGGCTTTATGGGCTGAGCGCGAAGGGGTAAGTCTGAACCAATTTATTACAACGTGCTTGGCCGAAGCTGTAGGAGAGCGGGCTCGTCCAAATTTGGTGTTCACGCATTCCCAGTTTCAACCCGTGGCTAATGCTATGGTTCAGTTTACGTCGTCAGGAAATGTGACCGGCACATCAATGATCTCACAAGTTATCCATGGAATTTCTTTGGGAAGCAGTCAGTTCGCGACCGGAACAGGCCCCACTTTTGTGGGCGTTCCCGTAACCGCTTGGCAAAAGCAGCAAGAGGGGGAGCGGCGGTATGGCTGAGCCAACTCAATTTACCTTCACGCACAAAGAACTAGTGGAGCTGTTGATTAAGAAAGCTGACCTCCATGAGGGAAAGTGGATGCTGTTGGTAAACTTTGGTTTTGCCGCAATTAACGGCGGACCATCTCCTGATCAAGTCATGCCAACTGCCTTAGCTGCTGTTCAAAATATCGGAATCCAAAAGGCCACGGATGATGCGCCTCTATCGTTGGTTGCCGATGCCGCTGAGGTAAATCCGGGCGAGCAACGCAAGGCGCGAGCGAAGAGGAGCTAGCATTCCAACTTGAGGTGGCGCGGTGTTTCGCGATTTCCTTTCGTTGGCTTAACTCAGTCGGCGTCGGATTCCGAGAACAGTTCCGAGGACCTCCGCATGCCCTCGCTCCCCCCTCGACCTCGATCGCATGATCTTGTCGGTGATGGACCTGCGCTGGCGCAAGGTGGCGTTGATCGTCGCGACGGTCGGTCAGGAGTGCCGCGCCCGGGGCATCGAGCTCCCCTATGAGGAGATCGCCGATCGCATCATCGCCCTCGACAGGGAGGGCATGATCAATTCCCGCGGCGATCTTACCCAATGGCGCCAGAGCGAGGTCTGCCTCAGGCCCGAGGAGGGGGCCTGACCCGCCGCGGCGCGCCGGTATCCCCTTGCTCGGCAAAGGCAAATTTTTCGGTCTGGGCTCCGTCCCCCATGTGGATAACGGGGACAGCGCGCCGTTGCCACCGAACGGCCGTCATCACAATGGGTTGTTCATTATGCGTTCGCGAGGAAGGCGTGCGTTCGCAACCAGGGGACACCCATGCAGAAGTACAGCTTCGGACTGACGGACCTGACATCCTTCGACAAGCCGGCCGGCGAATACTGGCTGCCGCCCGCGGGTGCGGCGCGGCGCGGCCGGCGGCTCGCCCGCTCGATCGCCAAGAGCATGCCCGAGCCGATGCTGGCCGGGCTCTGCATCGTCGCCTTCGACCAGGCCGGCAAGGTCGCCGCCGTGGTGCCGCTGACGACCGTGCACTGAGTACCGACCGAGCCCCGCGCGGGCTGCGAGGACGCGACGCCCATCGTTCGAGAGCCGTGATTAGCAAGCGGCGAGAGACGGTGTGACGAGGGATGGCGTGAAATGGCGTACCGCCGCGTCTTGCGGCGCGATCCGCGTCTCTCTTCCGTCGACCTGACTTCTGCTCCCATCGACACCTGTTGTCGCGATCGCCGCATGCGGCGAGGATTGCGACGTGTCCGCTGGACGGCCCCCGGGACAGTCGTGGTTCAGGCCTCCGCGGGCGGGTGATCGACGGCAGCGCGGCCCTTTGCCGCGAGAAAGTAGACCAGCCCATAGAGCGGGATGAAGGCGAGCGGGATGAAGGCGGACAGGTTGGCGTTCAACGCCGATCCGTTCCTGACCCCGCGGGTGATGCCCAGGATCACGCTGGCCGGAATGACGATCACAATAGCCCAGCGCCAGGTCGACAATGACCCACTATCCACCTCGGTTTCGCGCCCCGACTTGTAGGTGTGCGGCGATGTGGTTTCTACCACAGTCACAGCGATTAGCGCTCTGCCAAGGGCGTTCGACCAGGTGGGCCCGCGGAGCCGTCAATCCGCACCCGGCCGGCGACCGTGATCCGCCGCTCGTCCGACCAGAGACGTGACGTCTGGTGATGCCGCCCGTTCGCGGCGTGACGCGAGCACCCCATCCCGCCAATCACCTCTTTGGAGACATCACGCATGTCAACGACCAGCTATGGAGTGAACGACTCACTCTCCAACAAGCTGTGGGCCAAGAAGCTCGCAGTGGAAGCCCTGAAGGAGACCTATTTCGGCCGCTTCATGGGCACCTCGTCCGACAACATGATCCAGATGAAGGACGAGACCGAGACCAAGGCCGGCGATACCGTGACCTTCGGGCTGCGCATGCAGCTCACCGGCGACGGCGTCACCGAGGCGCAGACCCTGCAGGGCAACGAGGAGAGCCTCACTACCTATTCCGACAAGGTGGTGATCAACGAGCTCGCCCACGCGGTGCGCGTGCGCAACAAGAACACCATCGACGCCCAGCGCGTGCCGTTCAACCTGCGCGACGAGGCGAAGTCCGGGCTCAAGGACTGGTTTTCCAACCGCTTCGACACCGCGATGTTCAACCATCTCGCCGGCAACACGCTGGTGACCGACATGCGCTATGCCGGCAACAACACCATCGCGGCACCCACGAGGGTTTATCGCGGCGGCGGCGCAACCGACGACGGCACGGTGAACGCGACCAGCACGCTGACCTTCAGCCTCGGCGTGATCGACGCCTGCGTCGAGCGGGCCTACACCGCGACCCCGCTGATCCGGCCGATCAAGGTCAACGGCGAGAACAAGTTCCTGATGTTCCTGCACGACTACCAGGTCACTGACCTGCGTACCTCGACCTCGACGGGGCAGTGGCTCGACATCCAGAAGGCCGCGCTCGCCGGCGGCGCGGGGTCGAAGTCGCCGATCTACAACGGCAGCCTCGGGGAATACAACGGCACCATCCTGCATCGCTCCAACCGCATTCCTATGGGCATCTCCAATGCCGGCGCGCAGCAGACCTCGACGCGGCGCGCCGTGTTCTGCGGCGCCCAGGCCGGCGCGCTCGCCTTCGGCAAGGAGTTCTCCGAGGGCGTGAACTACAAGTGGGTGGAGGAGCTGTTCGACTACGAACGGGAACTGGGCGTCTCGGCCCAGACCATCTGGGGCCTGAAGAAGACGGTGTTCAACTCGCTCGACTTCGGCGCCATCGTCGCCACCACCTACGCGGTCGCGCACTAGCATCGGCGCGCCGTTGTTACGTTAGTCGTCATGCCCGCGCAGCGCGATCCGTCTCCGACGGATCGCCAGGACCAAGGTCTCGCGGGCATCCGCGTCTTGGCGCAATTTGACCAAGTAAGACGTGGATCGCCGGGACAAGCCCGGCGATGGCGAGGGCAAAAACCTTTCCCCTCTCACCCGACAAGGATCTCAAGCCATGACGACCGGAACCCCGGGCTCGACGGCGCGGAAGAACGCGCTGCAGCTCGTTCATTACCTGCGCTTCACCGTCAACTACAACGACGTCAACGTCGCCGGCGGCAACACCAAGCAGTGGCTGCCCGCCGGCGCCATCATCGTCGGCACCGACGTGCAGATCGTCACCGCGTTCAATGCCGGCACCACCAACACGCTCAGCGTCGGCACCGTCGGCGATACCGGCACCGACATCGTCAACGCGCAGTCGGTCGCAGCCACGGGCCTCACGCAGAACGTGGCGCCGACCGGCGCCGCGCTCGGGCCGCTCGCCGCCGACAAGCAGGTGGTGACGAGCTACGCCCAGACCGGCACGGCGGCGACCGCCGGCCAGGCCGTCGTCATCGTCAAGTACATCCCCAACAACGACCTGTAGCCGCATCCCTTTCGTCATCGCCGGGCCCGAGGCGCATCGCGCCGAGGAGACCCGGCGATCCACGCTTTGCCGCAAAAGCGTGGACCCGCGGGTCAAGCCCGCGGGTGACGATGGTGCAAAACAACTGCCCTCTGGAAAGGTCACCTCATGACGAACGGAGTCAATTCGGATTCACGGGACCAGGCCGTCGTGGTCGGCAACCCGATGGTCTACAACATTCCGCAGCCGGCGAGCTACGCGTCCGGCAACCAGACCTACCAGGTCGCCGACATCGTCGGCGGCATCATCGTGCACGACGGTACCGGCGGTTCGACGGCGACGCTGCCGTCGGCGGCGGCGCTGGCGCTCGCATTGCCGCAGCCGGCGCGGACCGGCGACTCCATCGGCTGCCTGATCATCAACGGCGCCAATGCCGCGGGCACCATCACGCTGGCGGCCGGCGCCGGCGGTTCGTTCGACGCCAACCAGGGCGGCGGCTCCCGCATCATCGCCTTCGGCGCTTCGAAGTACGTCACCATCCGGTTCTCCAGCACGGCGCCGGGATCGCAGGCCTACACCATCTATTCCTGATGGATCCCGCGCTGTTCCTCCTGCACTACGGCGCGGCGGTTGCTGCCGAGGAGCCGCCGGCCGTGCCCGTTGTAATGGGGATTCCGGATGACGACGCTCGCCGACATTCAGGCAAGGATCGCCAGCGACCTGACGCGAAACGACCTGACAAGCCAGATCGCAAACGCCGTCTCCGACGCGATCAACCACTACCAGCGCTATAGGTTCTGGTTCAACGTCACGCGTCTGCAGACGTTCACCACGGTGCCCGGCCAGCAGGCCTACGCCGCCTCCGACCTCGCGATCATCCCCAGCATCATCCGCGTCGACGCGCTGTTCATCCTGCAGAGCGGCTCGACCACCACCTATCCGCTCGACCGCTTCGAGCCGGCCGACTTCGAGGTGATCGCCATCACCATGGGCGGCGGCAAGCCGACCGCCTTCACCTGTATCGACCAGCAGATCCTGCTGTGGCCGACGCCCGCCGCCGCCTATCAGCTGCGGCTGCACTGCCACTACAAGCTCGCGCCGCTGGTCAACCCGACCGACAGCAACGCCTGGGTCACCGACGCCGAGGAGCTGATCCGCTCCCATGCCAAGCTCTTGCTCTATACCGACGTGCTCGACGACGAGGAAGGGGCGGGGCGCATGCAGACCAAGATCCCGGCGCTGGTCGACGCGCTGAAATACGAGTCCTCGGCCCGGCGCTCCAACGGGCAGATCGAGGGGACGGAGTGGTGAGGATTGTCATTCCGGGACGCGCGATGCCCGCGGGCGCGGAATCCATACTCACGGACGCCGAAGTGGTCGACCATGTTCACCGTGCGTGGGTAACGTCCGCGTCGATTTATCTTCTAGCCCCGGTGACCAATTGACTTCCGTGGTTATGGATTCCGGGCGCTCGCTTCGCTCGCCCCGGAATGGCGATGTTTCTTCTTTCGACGAGCTCGGCGACTCCCCATGCCCCTGATCCCCTTCGGCCCCTATGCGCCCGACGTCTCGGACTACGAGGCTTCGAGCGAGCGCGACGCGCTCAACGTGGTGCCGCGTGGCGACGGCTACGGACCGTTCCCAGGCATGACCGCGCTGTCGCAGTCGCTCGCCGGTCAGTGTCGCGGCGCCTTCACCGGCTACAGGAGCGACGGCTCGGTGCTGGTGTTCGCCGGCACCGCGACCGATCTCTACGTGATGAACAACACCACCTTCGCCTGGTCCAAGGTCTCCGCCGCCGGCGGCTATTCGGCGCTGTCGGCCGGCGAGCAGTGGCAATTCGTGCAATTCAACACCCTGATCATCGCGGTGCAGGCCAACGCGCCGCCGCAATACTACGATCTTGCGGCCTCGACGGCGTTCGCCGCGCTCGGCGGCTCGCCGCCCCAGGCGCGCTATGTCGCGGTGGTCGGCCGCTTCGTGGTGCTGTCGGGGCTGTTGTCGAATCCGAGCCGGATCCAGTGGTCAGGCCTCGACGACCCCACCAGCGCGCAGGCGTGGACGCCGGGCATCAACTCCTCCGACTACCAGGACCTGCCCGACGGCGGCTTCGTCCGCGGCATCGCCGGCGGCGAGAGCGGCACCATCCTGCAGGACACCGCGATCCGCAGCATGACCTATCTGCCCGGCTCGCCGATCATCTTCCAGATCGAGCGTATCTCCCAGGACAAGGGTCTGTACGGGCCGTATTCGCTGGTGCGGGCGGGGCCCACCATCTTCTTTTTCTCACCGCAGGGCTTCTACCGCATCGATCCGGGCGCATTTCCGGTGCCGATCGGGCGCGAGCGGATCGACCGCACCTTCTTCGCCGATCTCGACACCGCCAATCCGCAGCTCTTCATCGGCGCCGCCGACCCGCGCAACTCGCGGGTGTTCTGGGCCTACAAATCGACCAACGGCACCAGCAATCAGTTCGACAAGCTCGTCTGTTACGACTGGGTGCTCGACCGCTTCACCGCGCTCTCGATCGGCGGCGAGTATCTGCTGCAGGTGTCGCAGCCCGGCGTGACGCTGGAGGGGCTCGACGCCATCGCGCCGGGCAGCATGGCCGTGCTGGGCTGCGCCAACAACGGAGCCGGCGCGATCCGGGTGCAGGTGGCCTCCACCGCGGCGCTGGCGGGCCGCACCTATCTCTCGATCTCCGGTGTCGGCGGCACCACGGAAGCCAACGGCAACTGGTTCTTCACGGTGATCGACGGCGCGCATCTCGACCTGGCCGGCTCGACCTTCACGCACGCCTACGTCTCCGGCGGCCTGATCGGCGGCGCGCTCGACGCCTTGACGCAGTCGCTCGACAATTTCTCCACCGCGGTGACGCCGGAGCTCGCCGCGTTCGACGCCGGCCACACGCTTAATTTCTTTCGCGGGCCGGCGCTGCAGGCGGCGCTGGAGACCGCCGAGCAGGGCACCGACGGGCGGCGGCTGCGGATCCGCGGCTTTCGCCCGATCACCGATGCGGCTTCGGTCTACGGCTCGGCCTCCTCGCGCGAGACCCAGCAGCAGGGCGTCGTCGCCGGCGCGGAGAGCCCGATCAACCCGGTCACCGGGCGCTGCGACTTCCTGCTCAACACCCGCTACAGCCGCTACAAGGTCCGCATTCCCGCTGGCACCAGCTGGACTTTTATCAACGGGGTCGAGCCCGACGCCATGGTGACGGGGACACGGTGATGAGCGGTGTGCTCTCGGTCTCCAGCAAGGAGCGCGATCTCGCCAAGTTCGCACTCGCCATCCAGCAGCTCGCCAACGGCCGCTCCAATGCCGCTGGCCTCGTGACGCTCGCGCCAGGCGCCACCTCCACGACGGTGAGCGCGATCAACTGCGCCGCCGGCAGCGCGGTGCTGCTGTTCCCGGCCACGGCCGACGCCGCGGCGGAAGCGGCCACCACCTATGTGCCGGCGGCGACGGTGACCAAGCAGCAGTTCGTCATCAACCATGCCAGCAGCTCCCAGGCCGACCGGACCTTTTTCTATGTGTGTTTGGGCTGACGCACCCACGACCGTCATTCCGGGGCGCGACGAAGTCGCGAGCCCGGAATCCATAACCTCGGTCGGTGAGTTTGGATTCCGGGCCCGACGCTTCGCGTCGTCCCGGAATGACAGGGAAGTGGCGCATGACGACCGTTGAGCTCGTGTGCGTGCCGCCGGACCAGGTGCTGCAGTTCTGGCCATCCGTGCGTGACCTGATTGCGCGCGCTGTGCGGCGCACCGGTCTCAATCACATCGCCGACGTTGAGGCAGAGACATTGCATGGCGATGGCCTGCTCTGGCTCGCGTGCGACGGCGCGACCATCCGAGCGGCGGCGACCACCGTGCTGGCGCGGACCGACACCGAGCTCGTCTGCATTCTCACCGCCTGCGGCGGCGAGCGCATGCGCGAGTGGCTGCCGCTGCTCGCGAAGATCGAGGCCTACGCCCGCGCCGAGGGTTGCGGCGGCTTTCGCATCTATGGGCGCAAGGGCTGGGCGCCGGTGCTCGACGGCTACCGCGTCGAGCACGTCATTCTCAGAAAGGACTTGTAACCCATGGGCGGCACCTCGACCTCGTCGCAGACCCAGAGCTCGTCGACCTCGCCGTGGAGCACGGCGACGCCGGCGCTCAACGGCATTCTCGGCGGCATCAACGCGCTGGCGCCTTCCGCCGGCCTGAACACCACCGAGCAGGGCGCCATCAACCAGCTGATCGGCAACGCGCAGGCCGGCAACCCTTACGCCGGCGCCATCGGCTCCGGCGCCAGCGGGCTGCTCGGCGGCGGCGGCGCGACCGCCAACAACGGCGCGATCTCTCAGAACCTCGCGAGCTATCGCGGCCTGCTGTCGCCCTACGCCAGCGGATCGATGGTCGGCAACAATGCCGCGCTGCAGGGCCAGCTCGCCACCGCCGCGAGCGACGCCACCAACCAGATCGACAGCCAGTTCGCCGCCGCCGGCCGCGACCTCTCGCCGGGCAACAGCCAGGCGCTGGCGCGCGGCATCATGCAGGCCGAGGCGCCGGTCATCGCCGGCCAGTACAACCAGGACGTCGCGAACCAGCTCGGCGCGGCCAACAGCCTCTACGGCGCCGGCAACACCACCTACGGCCTGCTCGATGCCAACCAGGCGCAGGCCAATTCCAACATCCAGAACGGCGCCGGCCTCGCCTCGAGCGCGCTGGCGGCGCAGAACTACGCCCCCAACGCCATCCTCAACGCCGAGCAGCAGGCTTTCAGCATTCCGGCCGGCAACTACACCACGCTGCTTGGCGCGGTATCGCCGGTGGCGCAGGCGTTCGGCACCTCGAGCGGCTCGGGCACCACGACGCAGACGATGTCGCCGGTGCAGCAGTTCTCCACGCTGATGGGCGGCCTGCGCTACGCGCCCGGCGTCGGCAGCGGGTTCGGCTCGCTCTTGTTCGGAGGGACGTGATCCATGGGACTGCTCGACGACTACTATTTACAGACAGGGCTCGGCCCGTGGGGCGCGTTCTATCCGTCGCCGCTGCAGGCGGGGGACGGGTCCGGCGCGGTGCCGATGCCTGCGCCGCGGCCCGCGGCGGCGAACCAGCCGGCGCAGGCTGACGCGCCCGATGGGTACATGGCGATCGGCGGCTACCGGATGCCGCAGTACGGCGCGCCGCCCTCGTCATCGGGCGCGGCGAACGGCGCGCCACCCGTGGGCGCGCCCGATGGCTGGACGACGGCACCGGACGCGCCGGGCCCTGGTGACCGCATGTCGGCGGGCCTGGCCAGCATCGCCCATTCGAAGGGCCTCATTCCCTCGATGGTCAATGGCGTCCAGGCCTTCGCGTCCGGGGCGCGCACCGACCCCGATGCCGTGAGCGACAACCTCACCGTGCGCGCGCTGCAGGCGCGTGGCGTCTCGCCGGCGGACGCCCAGGCCGCGCTCGGCAACCCGACGATCATGCGGGCGCTGATCAGTCAGTACTACGGCGCCGCCGCGCCGCGGTCGGCAAGCGCCGGTGGCACGCGTCCCGCGGGAGCCATCAACGGCGGCGACGCCGATCCACCGGCGCAAGGTGGCGCGCCGTCCTCGGCGCCGACGGCTTCCGTCGCATCGCCGCCGACCATGCCGATGCGGCCAAGGCTGCAGCCTCCCGCGGCGCGCGGCGTGACGCGCAACGGCAGCCGCCTGCCGGGGACATAAGCACATCAGCACATCGCTGTCCGCCGCAAACAGACCCTGCAACTTTCGGCTGAATAACTTCTTCGCGACACACGTCCGCGCTGCAGCGCGAAAACCACGGGACAAGGCCCATGCCGTTCTACAACTGGTCGACCACGCCGGCCAACAACGCCACCAGCGATCCCACCTGTCCGTTTCCGGAAGGGATGGCGCCGAGCGCGGTCAACGACGGCGTGCGCGGCGCCATGGCGCGCCTAAGGGAGTTCGGCAACGACATCGCGGGCGCCATCGTCACCACCGGCCTCGCTACGGCCTACAGCGTGACGAGCTTCGAGGGTTTCACGAGCCTCGCGACGCTCGCGGGCCAGGCGATCGCGTTCACCCCGCACGTCACCTGCGGCGCCACGGTGACGCTGAACGTAGACCTCCTCGGCGCCAGGCCGTTGCGTACCTCGCCCGGCGTCGAGCTCGCCGCCGGCACCATCGTCCAGGGTACGCCGTATGTGGCGACCTACAACGCGACCGACGGCGCGTTCTACCTGCACTCGTTCTACGGCAATCCCTACAACATCCCGGTCGGCGGCATGATGCCGTTTCTGTCCGTGACGGCGCCGAACTCGTCGTTCGTGCTGCCCTACGGCCAGGCCATCAGCCGCGCCACCTACGCGACGCTGTTCGCGCTGGTCGGCACCACCTTCGGCGGCGGCGACGGCTCGACCACCTTCAACGTGCCGGACCTGCGGGGTCGGGCGGTGTTCGGCCTCGACACCATGGGGGGCGCGGCGGCGGGGCGGGTGACGGCGGCCGCCGGCGGCGTCGATGGCACGACCGTCGGGGCAAATGGTGGAGGACAGACTGTCACGCTGTCCCGGGCGAACTTGCCGAATACGCAAATCCAGATGACCGCGACGAACGGTGGGATCACGGAGCCGAATGGCGGACAAGGACATCTTCATACCTTTCCGCAGCTATTCTCTGGCGGAAGCGGCGGGTTGATGGGAGGCGGTCCCTATGCCCTTCCTGGGAGTACTCAAGACACAGGCTATTCGACAACAGGTATAAGCGTACAATTCAATCTCAACGGCAACGTCACCCAAGCGCCGGTGCAGAATCTGCCGCCTTCGATCATCGTGCCGTGGATACTTCGGGTGATCTAAGTTTCTCTCTCTGCATGCGATCCCGCAGGAATCGGAGCATTGGCTTTTCCAAATACAGATGAACTGCTATTCCAACGCCCGCGCTGGCAGTCACGTATCCAATCATCAGCCAGACATTTTCTTTAGGATTGCTCGCCCAGCGCGTTAGGTGGCTGTAAAGGATCCTTATCAGCGTAGGGTGTGTAAGGTAGATAGCATACGATGCGTCTCCAAGAATGATGAGCCATTTAGCCGTGGTGAAGGCACCGGATTTTTCCGCAAATAGGACGCTCGCAACAATCAGGATTGGCGCGATAGAGTTCCAGCCATCATAAGCTGCAAACTGTGACCCATAGGACGCAGCTAAGGTGCCAATGACGACAATGACGGTTGGAATCGGCGGCGGTCGCGGAGATAGAGTGAACGCATAAAAGATTGCGATTCCGGCGACAAAATAGTGGATGCAAGGATTCGAATAGAAGTGGAATAAAAACACGTCGGGAAAAATGGCAGCTAGCGCGAATACGTAGTACAAGGCGCATATTGCCACAAGCGGTGCGTGGCGAGAGCTTAGCCAAAGCGACGCTGCAAATACCAAATAAAAGTAAATTTCATAGTTCAATGTCCAGCCTACGTCGAGAACCGGATGCTCACCGCTCGGAATGAAACTCAAGCTTCTGAAGAGATGGGTTGGAAGTGTCCCGCTGATAAGCTCAATCGGCAACTTGAATGTGATGAGCACAAGTGCGAGCGTACAGATCCAGTACATCGGAATAATGCGAATGATCCGATTTTGTAAGAAGTTAGCTGGCCCATCCTGTGTGATGTGGCACATGATGAAACCGCTAATGACAAAGAAGGTCGGAACGGCGAAAAATTGAGTTTCGTAGTAGCCGCTCAACCGGAAGCCACTATGATAAAAAACGACACTGAGTGCGGCAACGCCCCGTAGTATCTGATTGTAGAGCATTCTCGTCCCCCAAGCAGAGGCGAAAAAAATAGCAGAGGTCGTGAACTGCAACCAGTCGGCCTGGGGCGATTTTTCACGACGGTAAGTGAAGTTGCGATCTTCGCCGCCATCCACGTTAAAGTGTGCGATAGCGCACTTGGTGGCCTACCGCCCCTTCCTCCCCACCGCGCACCAGAACGGCACCGTCTCCGAGAACACGATGTCCTCAAAGCCGGCGGCCCTCAGCATCTCGCTGATCTCGGCGCGGGTGAAGCGCTTCTCCAGCGAGGTGCAGAACCGGTCGTAGGCGTCGGTGCGCATGGTGTAGAAGCTCGTGTCCTTGTAGGCCTCGAGCGGGATCAGGCCGGTGGGCAGGCCGGCGGCCGCCATCAGCCGGCTCAGGCGCGCCAGCGGCCAGTAGACCGTCGCGGCAATGAACTGGCTCGCGGCCATGCGCAGCGGCGCCGGCAGCGAGGAGATCATCAGCCGCCCCTGGTTGCTCATCTGCCACAGCGCCCTGAACCAGGGCGGGCGGTTGTCCAGCGCGTAGTAGAGATAGATCAGGAACGGCGCGCCGGGCTTGAGCCTGGCCGCGATGGCGCGGATCGCCGCCGGCGTGTCCGGCACATGGTGCAGCACGCCGAGCGAGAACGCGAAGTCGAGGCTTTCGTCCGGCAGCGGCGGCTCGCTGACGCTGGCATGGTGAAAGCTGACATTGCGGGCCGCGGCGAGGTTGCGCCGCGCCACCGCCAGCGCGTCCGCGCTGGCGTCGAGCAGGTGCAGGTGGCCGACCCGCGGCGCCACCAGGGTCGACCAGCGGCCGCTGCCGCAGCCGGCGTCTAGCCCCACCGCGTTCGGCGGCAGGCTCTGCCACGGGAAGATGTGGAAATAGGCCTCGAACAGCCGGCGCTTCTCCGCGGCATCGAGGTCGCCGGTTCCTTGCGTGAACGCGGACCATTCGCGGCCGAAGCCTTCGGCGACGTGGGGGTCTACATTCTTCATCGGCAATCTGGCACCGTTCGAAAATCCCGGGACTGTGGTGGCGGACGCTACGCACAATTGCGCCGGGCTGCAAACCCTCGATGAACGGTCACGCCTTCCGTACGGCCACCAGATCGCAGACCAGCGCCGCGAAGGAGAGCACGATCATCGGGATCATGTAGTACGGCGTCACGATGGTGTGGGTGAGGAAGTAGAATCCGTTGACGACGAGACCGAGCGCGACCACGGCGCCGGTGCGGCGGCTTGCCGCGGTCGGCGCCGCCAGCACCAGCCATAGCGCCCAGGCGAGCGCGATCAGCCCGAACAGGCCCTGGATGTCCGAGAAGTAGTAGCGCGCGGCCGGGAAAGTGAAATCGGGCGGCGTCGCGTCCTGCGCCGAGTAGGTGGTCCTGAACGGGCTGCCGGCGTTGATGGCGTTGAAGACGAATGTCGGCAGCGCGCCCAGCACCATGGCCGCGACGAAGGCGATGCCCTGCAGGAACGGCTGAATGCTGCGCCGGATCACCAGGTCGATGCCGAAGAGGACGAGATAGCCTGCGGCGAGCAGCGCGTTGCTGATGCGGAAATCCACCGTGAGCCCGACCAGCGCGCCGGCGACGAGCGCGCCGGCGAGCGCGCGGCGCGGTCGGGAATCGAACAGCATCAGCGCGGTGGCGACGCCGAGCGCGGCGCACAGCGGCGCGGCGGGCGCGATGGAGTAGCTCGCCTTCGACGGATTGATCATCATGTAGAGCGCCTCGCAGCCGATGGCGCCGCAGGCGAGGATGGCGGGCGTCGAGCGCGCCCGCGCCAGCGCCAGCAGCGCCAGCGCGAGGATGATCGCGCTCGCGGCGATGAACATCGGCGCCGCCTGGTGCCCCTCGGGCAGCAGCGACATGACGAAGCCGGTGCCGGGCGGATACTGGATCACGCGCCTGCCGGAAGGCAGCAGCGTGTGACAGACCGGCTTCGCCGGATCGCTCGGCTCGATCGCCTCGATGTCCTTCAGCGCCTGGCGAAAGAAATTGTCGTCGTCGCGGGCGTAGTCGGTGTCGAGCCCACCGAGGCCGAAGCGCTGGAACAGGTGCGCCTGGCGCAGATAGCACAGGTCGTCGAACACGCCGCGCCGCTCGCTCCAGTGCAGCATGGAGACGGTGTTGCTGACGAAGATGGCGACGATCGCGACGGCGAATACGAGCTTCAGGATCAGCTTGCCGTGGCGTTCGGTGGTGGAATCCAAGATGTGTCCCCCTGAAAACGATCGGCTCGGCGCGATCTAGATTGCACCCGCCCGCCGCCAGTCGTCGACGGCCTGGCGCAGCCCGGTCTCGAAGTCGCGCGGCGTCACGCCGAGCGTGCCGATCATGCCGGCGAGATCGACGTCCACATCCTCGCGAAAGCGCCGGATCACGTCGGCGTCGAGCGCGCCGACGCCGAGCCGGTTGGCGAGTTCCAGCAGTCCGATCAGCGGCGCAGCGGGCACCGGCAGGATCGGCGGACGCCGTCCGATGGCGGCGGCGCAGATCTCGGCCATCCGGCGCCAGGTGAGCTTGGGCCCGGCGATCGCCAGCACCTGCGGGCCGCGCCAGTCCCGCCGCACCGCAGCGTGGAGGCAGGCGACGACGTCGTCGACGTGGATCGGCTGCACGGTCTGGCGGCCGCCGCCCGGCGCCGGCACCACCGGCAGGCGCCGCAGCAGCGCGATCAGGCGCTGGATGTTGTTCTCCTGCGCGCCGCCATAGATCATGGTGGCGTGCAGCATCACGCCGTCGCGGCCGGAGGCGAGAAACTCGGCTTCGCCTTGCCGCACCTCGTCGGCGCGCGGATTGGGCACGCGCGAGTAGCGCCAGGCCGATCCCGTCAGCACCAGGCGCTCCACGTCCGGCGGCAGCGCCGCGAGCAGGCGGCCGGTGAAGCGGGCGTGGGCGCAGGAGACGACGGTGGTGGCGCCCGCGAGCGCTTCGGCAACGCCTTTGCCGGTGGCGAGATCGGCGCTGGCCGCGCCGGCGAGCTCTCGGCCGACGCGGCGGACCGCGACGCCCTCGGCATCGAGCCGCGCCGCGAGGCGGCGACCGATATCCGTCGAGGCTCCGAAGATCACAAGCACGGCGCGACCGAACCGCCACAAACGCGAGGGAAGAAGGCGGAGATAGCCGGAACGGTCCGGCGCCGCAATCCCGTTGGCAATCGAGGCCTCCGCTTCCCGGGGGCTTTTTTCATGGAGGCCTGCAATGACGATCCTTGTCGTTCTCACCGACCTTGCTCTGTTCGCCGCCGGCGTCGTCGTCACGCTGTCGTGGCAGAAGATCCGCGCCTGGCTCGCCGAGGAAGAGACCAGCGCGGCTGCCGCCGCCAAGGCGGAGGCGGCGAAGGTGGCCGCCGACGTCGCGCGGAAGCTCTGACATGAGCTCGCTCGAAGCGCTCACCGCCGCCAACGCGCGGCGGTGGGCGGTGGCGCGCATGCTCGATTCTCGCGGCGCGGCGTTCCGCGCCACCGCGCGCCGTCTCGTCGCCGCCCGCGGCAAATACCAGGCCGTCGCGGCGACGACCGGCGTGCCGTGGTTCGCCATCGCGGTGATCCACGAGCGCGAGGCCTCGCAGCGCTGGGACGCCTCGCTCGCGCAGGGCGATCCCTGGGACCGCGTGTCGGTGCATGTGCCGAAGGGGCGGGGACCGTTCCCCTCGTGGGACGCGGCGGCGATCGATGCGCTCACCGCCTGCGCCCCTCACGCCGCGCGCTGGCGCGACTGGTCGCCCGGCGGGCTGCTCACGCTGCTCGAGCAGTACAATGGGCTGGGCTATGCCGGCGTGGGCGTGCCGTCGCCCTACGTCTGGGCGGGCACCGATCAATACAGGTGCGGCAAGTACGTCGCCGACGGCCGCTTCGATCCGTTGGCCGTCGACCAGCAGCTCGGCTGCGCCGGCCTGCTGCTCGCCATGGCGGAGATCGATGCCGGCGTCGCCGCGGCGCTGCGGCAGCCGAATCCTTCCGCGCCGGCTGCGCCGTCATCGCAGGCCTCCCCTCGAACGCCTGCAAGGCCGCCGCCGACAATGCCCGCGCCGCATCCGCCGGCGTGGGTCGCGGCCGTGCTGTCGCTCGTCGCCAGGCTGTTCGGGCGGTGAGTGCGCGCGGCTGCTGCTTCTCCGTCGCCATTCCGGGGCGCCCGCGCAGCGGGCGAGCCCGGAATCCATAGCCACCACCTCGGCCAGAGTCGCGGAGGCTGCGGAGTGTGGATCCCCGTCTTCGCGGGGATGACGGGTGAGGGTGGGGCGGTCGGCGCGGATCACAGTGTTGTCACCGACAGGCTTTCAGTCGAAAGGAACCCAACCCATGTGGGCAAAGCTCAAGGCCCTCTGCCTCCATTCGGCGACCATCGCCTGGTCGTACGTGCTGATGGCCGCCGGCGCGGCGCTGCAGTTGATCGATGCCACGGGCGACGCGCTCGGCGACCCGGCGATCAAGGACCAGGTCGCCGCCGCCATCGGCGACGCCAAAACCGTCGGCCGCATCCTGCTCGGCATCTCGATCGTCAACATCATCGCGCGGGCCCGCAGCCTGCGAAGGGCATCATGAGAAGGGCATCGTGACATGTGGGCGCTGATCCTCAACCTGCTCGGCGGACCGGTGATCTCGGGGCTGATCTCGGCCTACAAGGCGCGGCTGGCTGCGACCGACACCCAGGACCAGATGGCGCTGGCGCTGCTGCAGAAGGAGGTCGAGGCCGATATCGCCGCGCGGGCGGAGGCGACCAGGCTCCTGATCGCCGAGCAGGGTCATTGGTACACTGCGATGGTCCGGCCGCTGTTCGCGGCTCCCTTCATCATCTTCGGCTTCAAGGTGGTGGTATGGGACAAGGTGCTCGGCTGGGGCATCACCGACGCCCTCGACCCGCGGATGTGGGGCGTGTTCCAGACCATCGTGGTGTCGTATTTCGGCGCCACCGCCGTGGAGCGCGTGGCGCGGATCTTCCGGCGCTGATCGCCGCGCCGGGAGCCCCTTGAGTTGCGCGGTGTCGGCGGCGTACAACGCTTTCGCGCCGCCGCCGGGGAATGTTCGCGTTGCAGCAGTCATCGAGGGAGTACCGCGTCGACATCGACTGGCTGAGGGCGCTCGCCGTCATCGCGGTGATCGGCTTTCATTTCGAGATTTCCGGTTTCCGCGGCGGCTTCGTCGGCGTCGACGTGTTCTTCGTCATCTCCGGCTACCTGCTGGGCGGCATCGTGTTTCGGGAACTCGCCGCCGGCACGTTCTCGTTCGCCGAATTCTGGCGCCGGCGCGCGCGAAGGATCCTGCCGGCGCTCTATGCCATGGTCGCCGCCACCCTGGTTCCGGCGTTGCTGATCCTGTTCGAGCCGCAGCGCGCCGCGTTCCTCAAGTCGATCGCGGCGGTGGCGCTGTTCGGCTCCAACCTGTTCTTCTGGTCGCACAGCAGCTATTTCGACCGCACCGCGGTGGACGCGCCCCTGCTCCACACCTGGTCGCTCGCCGTCGAGGAACAGTTCTACATCGCCTTTCCGCTGGTCGCGGTGCTGCTGCATCGGCTCGCCGCCGCGACCGGACGGCGCTCCGTGATCGCCATCGGCATTGCCGCGCTCGCCGCGCTGTCGCTGTTCGCGAGCGTCAGGCTCATCGCCGCGGGCGAGGCGCCGGCGGCATTCTACCTGCCGCACAGCCGCGCCTGGGAATTCCTGCTCGGCGTGCTGCTGGCCATCGCGCCGCTGCCGCGGCCGGCGCGGCCGTGGCTCGCCCACGCGGCCAGGATCCTCGGCGTGGTGCTGATCGTCGTGGCGGTGAACAGCTTCACGCCCGGCCTGCCGTTTCCCGGCGTCAATGCGCTGCTGCCATGTCTCGGCGCCGCGGTGTTCCTCGCCGGTGACGGGGTTGCCACTCCGCAGGGCCGGTTGCTCGGCGCCGTGCAGTTCGTCGGCCGCATCTCCTATTCGCTCTATCTGTGGCACTGGCCGCTGTTCACGCTGGCGCGGCAGTACTCGCTGATCGACATGCCGTCGCCGCTCGCCAGGGCGGCGCTGCTGGTGGTGCTGGTCGCGCTGTCGTGGCTGAGCTACAGCTTCGTCGAGCAGCCGCTGCGGCGCTGGAGCGGCCGTGCCGCTCGCGTGTTCGCCACCGCCGGTGTCGGCGCCGCGGCGCTGTGCGGCGTCAGCGCGCTCGGTTTTGTCGGCAACGGCGCGCTGTACGCCGACGACGCGAAATTCGCCAGGCTCCGCGCGTTCGAAACCTACGACCATCGGCCCGATGCGTTCGGTGCCTGCTTCGCCGGCGACTGGACGGCCGACGATCATGCCGAATGCTTCAAGCGTCATCGCTCAGACGCCGTTCTGCTGTGGGGCGACAGCATGGCCGGGCACTACCGCGCCGGCCTCGAGGACGTGCTGCGCGGCCGCGACCTCGACCTGCTGCAGGCGAACGGGCCGCAATGCTATCCGACGCTGTCCGGCGCGCGGCAGGCGGAGTGGTGCAATACGCTCGGCCGGCGCGTCGGCGCCTTCGTCGACGCCGCGCACCCCTCGATGGTCATCGTCTCGGCGTTCTGGAACGAGCACGTCCGGGCCTTCGGCTTCGACAAGGTGGTCGCCGACCTGCGCGCGGCGGCGGCGCGCTTCGCCGCCAGTGGCACGCGCCTCGTCGTGCTCGGGCCCGGCCTGCAATTCCGCGGCGACCTGCCGAAGATCCTGATCCGCGCCGAGAGCCGCAACGTCGTGCTCGACGCGGCCGACGTGGTCGAGACCAGCCAGTTCGATCTCGATCGCCGCATGGAAGCCGCGCTCGAAGGTTCTGGCGCGGTCTATCTCTCGACGATGAACGCCGCCTGCCCGCGGATGGCGTGCCGGCTGATGGCGACGCCGGATGTCCCCATGACATGGGATTTCGGCCACCTCACTGCGGAGGGCGCGCGGCTCGTGATCCGGGCGCTGTGGCCGGCAATGGAGGCGCAGCTGCCGGTGGCGTCCGGCGGCTGACACGCCGGCGATTCCCGCCACTGCGCGGCGTCGCGACGCTCGAGGTGTTGACTGTCCACACCTGCCGCTAGCCGCAGCATGGGATGACGCATAACATGGCAATGGACGAGGCAATGATTCGCCAAATCGTCAGGGCTGTGCTCGACGAGGAGGATGAGCGTGCGGCCAGGGCGGTCGACGACCTCGCATTCAAGGCGGTGGCCACCATCCTGACGTCGTTCGGCATCGACGAGGACGACAAGCAGGAGTTGCGCGCCGACTTTATTCACCTGCGGCGCTGGCGCAGGAGCGTCGAGCAGGCGCAGGGCATGACCCTGAAGGCCGTCATCGCGGTGATCGTCTCCGGAATCGCCGGTGCGATCTGGCTCGGCCTGAAGACGATGCTTGCGCGCGGATAGAAACGCAGCGCGCTGTTTGAAATCACGTCGGTGTGATCGTGCGTGCAGGGCTGGTCTGACGCCGAAGCGTGAGAGCGGTATCTGGCACGAAGGATGCATCGTTCGGAAGCAGTACCCGCGCACGAGGGCAGGCGAAGTTCGGGTCTGATGGCACGCTTGGTCTTGTGGCGCGTTGGCATCAACGCTTGAACCAACTGGTGCGCCATGAAGCCTGCGACTCTGACTGCTCTCCTTGGGCTCGCGACGGTAGTGCTGCTCGGCACCGCCGCGGCCCGCGCCCACGATCCGGACACCGGCCAGCCGAACTGGATCACCGAGGGCGCCTATTCAAGCCCGCAAACCGGCGTGCATTGCTGCGGACCGAACGACTGCGAGCGGCTCGATCCGAAACAAGTGCAGGCGACGCCGCGCGGCTTCGTGCTGCACGCCTTTCGCGACGAGGTGGTGCCTTACACCGAAGCGACGCCGAGCGAGGACGGCAAGTACTGGCGCTGCCACACCACGCTGATCAATCATCTCGACGGCTCGCAGTCGGGCGGCGAGCGCCGCTGCTTCTTCGCGCCGGTCGGGACGGAGTGA